TATGGCTTATGCAGATAAGGATAGATTCCCAACAGGCCCCTGGTGTAAAGAAGGAGACTTCGTTATTACTAGAGCATATTCTGGAACTCGAATCAAAATTCATGGTAAAGAGTTTCGCATTATTAACGACGATACCGTAGAAGCAGTGGTCGATGACCCACGTGGCTACGAACGCGCATAAGGAGAAAAGCATGGCAGAGATTATAAATGAAGTGCCTGATGAGCTCAAGGATGATGACGAAAGTCAAGAGGTAGAGCTTCAAGAAAACGAAACAGAAAAAGGCGAGGTTGAAATTGAAGAAAAACCTAAGAAAGAAACCAAGCCTAAACAAGAGGAATTAGATTTTGAGATTGAAGAGGAAGATGATACTCCTCCGCAAGACAGAAATAGAGAACCTCTACCCGATAAAATTAAACAAGAGCTAGATGAAGATGACTTGTCTGAATATTCAGATAGGGTTAAACAAAGAATGGCTCAACTTAAAAAAGCGTGGCATGACGAAAGACGCGCTAAAGAATCTATCGATAGAGAACGTTCAGAAGCTTTAAGAGTTGCTCAAGGTATTATTGATGAGAACAAGAAGCTTAAAAAAACGCTTTCTACGGGTGAAGAAGACTATTTAAAGACTCTCAAAGAAAAATATGAGACGGACTTAATGATTGCTCAAAGAGATTATCGTGAAGCTTATGATGCGGGTGATAGCGATAAACTTGTAGCCGCTCAAACTAAGATGAACGAAGCTCAGTATAAATTAGGCCAAGCTCAGGGAATGAAGCCACAATATACTTTACAAGAAGGTCAAAATAGTGTATCTTCAGAGCAAGCAAAATTATTACAACCAAAAGCACCAAAACCAGACCAAAGAGCGTTAGATTGGCAACAAAAAAACCAATGGTTTGGCAAAGACGAAGAAATGACTTCGTTAGCTTTAGGGTTGCATGAAAAACTTGTTAGAAGTGGCATTGATCCCTCTTCTGACATTTATTACCGTCGTATTGATGATACGATGCAGAAACGCTTCCCAGAATATTTTGGGGAATCTGAATCGATTGAGGAAGAAAAACCTCAACGCAAACCCTCAACTGTTGTTGCTCCAGCAACGAGATCAACTGGTTCTAAAAAAATCAGATTGACTAAAACACAGTTAGCTTTAGCAAAGAAATTCAAGCTAACTCCAGAGCAATATGCACGCGAATTAATTAAAACGGAGAACGCAAATGGATAACCGCAAAAATAGAGATATAGAAGCTAGAAAAGAAACTAGAGAATGGAAACCACCATCACTCCTACCAGAAATCAAACAAGAACCTGGATGGGCGTATCGATGGGTTAGGGTGTCATTAGCTAACGAAGCGGACAATCTAAATGTGTCCTCGCGGATGCGTGAAGGCTGGGAACCTGTGAAACATTCAGATCACCCAGAAGTAAATATACCAGCAGACCATAATTCAAGATTTGAAGATTCTATTGAAATTGGTGGTTTGCTACTTTGTAAAATGCCTCAAGAAATGGTAGACCAAAGAAATGAGTATTATAGGCAAAAAGCTGAAGCTCAAGAAAAAGCTGTTGATAACAACTTAATGAGACAGAATGACCCTAGAATGCCAATATTCTCTGATAAAAAATCTACTACTTCTTTTGGAAAAGGTAACAAATAATTCTTTAATTAGGAGATAACATCATGGCAACAACAGCCGCACCTTACGGACTAAGAGCCGTAAATCATATAGGTGGTACCCCATATGCGGGTTCTACACGCCTATTATCAATTGCGTCTGGTTATGGAACTAATATCTTCAACGGAAATGTCGTTTCTATTGTAGCAGCAGGTACAGTTGAGTTGGTGACCACTATTGGTTCAGCAGCTTCACCGTTCCCGGCAGGTACAGTCGGCATATTCGTTGGATGCTCATACACAGACCCAAATACAAAACAAAAATTGTTTGCTCAATATTGGCCATCAGGTACAGTAGCTTCTGACGCTGTAGCTTATGTGATCGATGATCCAGATGTTGTGTTTAAAGCACAAGCTGATGGTACTATCGCTCAAGCAGGCCTAGGCGCAAACGCACCTTTGGCAAATGTACAGTCTACTTCGACTGGTTCTACTGTAAACGGTAATTCTAACGTTGCATTAGATGCTACAGTGGTTCAAACTGCAGCTGCATTCCGTATTGTTGATTTCGTAGATGATCCTGATAATCAGGTAGGCGATGCTTACACTGAAGTATTAGTAAAATTTAACGGTACTCAACATTCATATAACAACTCTACTGGTATTTAAGGAGAATAAATCATGGCAATTTCAAGAGCTCAGTTATTAAAAGAGTTGCTTCCTGGCCTTAATGCTTTATTCGGAATGGAATATCAGCGTTATGGCGAAGAGCACAAAGAAATCTACGAATCTGAAACATCAGAACGTAGCTTTGAAGAAGAAACAAAACTATCCGGTTTCGGTAATGCACCTGTTAAAGGCGAAGGTTCTGCCATCGCTTATGACAATGCACAAGAAGCTTGGACAGCTAGGTATAACCACGAAACCATTGCTTTAGGTTTCTCACTAACAGAAGAAGCTGTTGAAGATAACCTCTACGACACTTTATCTGCTCGTTACACTAAAGCATTAGCACGTTCAATGGCTAACACAAAACAAGTGAAAGCTGCTAACGTTCTTAACAATGGTTTTAACACAGGTGGTTCTTATAATGGTGGTGACGGTGTTTCATTATTTAACACATCACACCCTCTAGTAAATGGTGGTGCTAACAGTAATACACAGGCAGTTGCTGCCGACTTAAACGAAACTTCATTAGAAAATGCTGTGATTCAAATCGCAGGATGGACAGATGAAAGAGGTTTATTAATTGCTGCTAAACCACGTAAATTAGTAATCCCACCAAACTTGCAATTCGTTGCAACTCGTTTATTAGATACTGAACAACGTGTCGGTACTGCTGATAACGACATCAACGCGATCAAGTCAAATGGTGCGATTCCAGAAGGCTATGCAATCAATCACTTCTTGACTGATACAAATGCATACTTCTTAACAACCGATGTACCTAATGGTATGAAGCACTTTACTCGTACTCCATTAACTACATCAATGGACGGCGACTTCGACACAGGTAACGTACGTTACAAAGCTCGTGAGCGTTATTCATTTGGTTGGTCAGATCCCCTCGGCATGTGGGGCTCAGAAGGTGCTTAATCTATAAGTACCCTCCTCCTGAAAAACCCAGCTCCCTCTCGGCTGGGTTTTTCTTTACCTAAAACTCATACATTTCATTAGATACTTATGTATTTCTCTTTGGTATTATTCACTTATCAGCAATGCTGAAATATAACTTATAAGGAGATTACATTATGTGGACAACACCTGCTGCTACTGAAATGCGTTTCGGTTTTGAAGTAACAATGTACGTAATGAACAAGTAATTATTATTGTATTAAATTAAGGGGCTGCGGCCCCTTTTTTGTTGTGTAATCTATGCAAACCGTGTATCATTTTAATTATCTGGGAACATCCAGCTTATCAGACTGCCCCAGCAGACGCATACACGACGGATAAGCGTATAACTTTGTATGGAGAAATTCAAATGGCAACAACAACCTTTTCAGGCCCAGTTGTATCAGACAACGGCTTTTCAGGAACAACACTCACAACTACCGGCGCAGTTACTATTAATGGCACAACAGTAGTTGTATCTAGTCTACCAACATCAGACCCAACTAACGCTGGACAATTATGGAATAACTCAGGCGTATTAAACGTTTCAGCGGGTTAATAGGAGAATAATATGCAACAGACCGATGTAAAAGCGGCAACGCAAACGGCAGGCACAGGCACTCCAATTAATCATCGAGCTCGAGTTAAAAGTCTTCATTATCGTTCAACTGGCACTGGAGGCACTATTGTTTTAAAAGATGGTGGTTCTGGCGGTGCAACTAAGTTAACTATAAATACTCCAGCTGTAGTAAGCAGTAATGATGTATTTATTCCAGGTGAAGGAATATTGTTTGATACTGATGTCTATTGTGCATTAACTAATGCGGACGCAGTCACGATATTCTACGGATAAAATGTTTAAATGGGCAAAGAACCTGAACCAGAAACTCCACATCCTAAACAGCCAGAGGAAGTACAAGGCGAGGATAAAGTATCTGGAAAAGATGAAAATCAAAGAAGGTTTGAAGCATTCGGAGACTGTGTCTAATGGTAGCGAAGAAAAAAGGAATGGGGATTAAAACTTCTGTAAAGTCGGGTAACTTTCGCCCGACTAAGCAGGGTGCAGGTATGACAAAGAAAGGCGTTAAAGCCTATCGCAAAGCTAATCCCGGTTCTAAATTAAAAACGGCTGTCACAGGAAAAGTCAAACCCGGTTCTAAAGATGCAAAACGGCGTAAGTCATTTTGTGCACGTTCTGCAGGACAAATGAAAGACTTTCCAAAAGCGGCTAAAGATCCTAACTCAAGATTACGTCAAGCGCGTAGAAGGTGGAAATGTTAAAATGGAAAAAGTGCAAGAAGCTGTAGCAGTTCATTCAGCGGAGATAGATCATATGAAACGTGATATAGATCACATTATGGTAAAAGTTGATAAGATGGATACCAAAATAGATAATATTGAAAAAGTGCTGTCTGAGCTTAGTGGAGGTAAGAAAGTCGCTATGTATATGTTCAGCGGATTTGCTGCTGCTATAGCATTTATAGCTGGCTACTGGATGAAATAATGCCACCAAAAAGTAAAAAGCAAA